GAAGAGGAAGCCAAAGGTGCCTTGAGGAAAACCTTTTCCAATCTCATTCTTTTTTCATATGAAATGATGCCATCGTACTATCGGCCAGGAAATTGGTTGCTATCAAATACTAATTTAAGGTAATCTGAGCGCATCAATTCTTGATCAAGTTATGAATAAATAAAGATAATTAAAATTTTTAGTTGGAAACTAAATCAATTAAAAATTAATTGATCTTCTCTATTTTACCCTTCTTCCCCTTGGATACATCAAGGCCGAAATCAGAGTGCTTGACATAGCAATCGACACACAGCAATCTCGATCCGACCTGGATTGGCAAGCTCTCTACTAGCTCCACATCTGCATCCCACAAGGCCAATCTGCAAGTGCCAGTTTCGTCACGGACGCTAATGTTGCGTACCCTACCTCTGCCACCAGTTCTTTTCTCGAACTCCTTGGTGTCCGCTATCTTTGTCACTTCCACCTCGACGGTGGCCTCCTCTCGGTCTTTGAGGTCCTTAACGCTCTTGACATCACCCATGAATATCACCTCGTTTTGTTCGCTACCAGGAAGCCAGATACTGCCTCGTATCTAGGCCATTCACCAGTCACAGCGGTGTTGTCCATAATATCATCGAGTATAAAGCTACTTATTGATAAATAAAAAAATAATAAAGCTGATTTCGATTTTATATATAATAATATAATATGATATTAAATTGTACATAAGTGTACACCTCACCTAACCATTATATAAAGACCAATATAATGTCAGACAATTGTCATATACTGAAGGGATGGGAGCCTCAGAATGACATGCTGGATTGCATAGGGGAATAATATGCGAGCTGCGATCTATTCCAGGGTATCCACCGAGGACCAAGCCAAGGAAGGGTTCAGCATCGCTGCTCAATTAAAAAGATTGAATGCTTATTGCAAAGCAAGGGGCTGGTCTGTTGCTGGTGAATATATTGACGATGGTCACAGTGGTAGAGAGGTAAAGCGGCCTGCATATCAGCGGATGATGGGCGATAAGGACATGTGGGATGTACTGGTGGTTCTTAAAATGGACCGGATCCACCGTAACAGCCGCAACTTCGCGGTTATGATGGACAACCTTCGGGATTGGGGCAAGGAGTTCAACTCGATGCAGGAGAGCTTCGATACAACTACCGCCATCGGACGTTTTGTAATGGACACGATCCAGCGTATCGCACAATTGGAGAGCGAGCAGATCGGGGAAAGAGTAAAGATGGGCATGACCCAGAAGGCGAAGAAGGGAATTGGATATCTAGGGTTCGGTGAACCATATGGTTACGAATACCTTGACAAGAAGCTGTTGATAAGAGAAGATGAGTCAGCCGTCGTGAGAGAAATTTTCACAACCTACCTTGTCGGGGCGAGCATCCGGGACATCGTCGATGGGCTTAATTACCGTAACATTCCCGCAAAGAAAGGTGGCTCCTGGACAAAGGAGGCAATATCAAATATCCTAAAGAACCCGTTATATTGCGGCTACGTCCGCTGGGACGGGATTATGAGAAAGGGCCAGCACATACCGGTCATCACCGTCGATCAATTCAACTCCACCCAGATTGAGATAAAAATGAGGGCAAGGATTAATCAGGGCGAGGACAACCTCGTTCATGTCAGGCTTGGCGAGGTAGTCCATGGTTAGGGTCGCCATCTACGCCCGTGTGTCCACCGAAGATCAAGCTAAGGAGGGTTACTCCCTGGAGGCTCAGCTCGAACGTTTGGGATCTTACTGTGAGGCTCAAGGATGGGAAGTGGTGGCCAAATATGTCGACGATGGCCATTCTGGGAGGAGCATTACTAGACCAGCCTATCGAAGGATGATGGAGGAGCGTGAAAAATGGGACCTCATCCTCGTAATGAAGATGGATCGGATACACCGCAATAGCAAGAACTTCATGGTAATGATGGAGAACCTAGAGAAATGGGGAAAGAAGTTCACTTCGATGAGCGAATCCCTCGACACCTCGACTGCAGTAGGAAGATTCGTCGTTGACATCATCCAAAGGATCGCTCAACTGGAAAGCGAACAGATTGGCGAAAGAACATACATGGGCATGTCCCAGAAAGCTGAAAGCTTCGGAGGTGTAATGGGATTCTATCCCCCTTTTGGATACCATTACTCCGGAGGCAAGCTGATGCCTTTGGAGGAAGAGGCTTCCATTGTCTTAGCCATGTATCAGTCGTATCTGTCTGGCGATTCCATGGGTACGATAGCCTGGAGATTAAACCAGCAGGGGACAATGACTAAAAGAGGAAATCGATGGACGGTATGGTCAGTAAGCCATATACTTCACAATCCAATTTATGCGGGTTTCCTTCTTTGGGATGGAAGATTTCTCACCACGAATCACGTGGCTATTGTCACCAGGCATCAATTCGAGTTGGTGCAAGCAAGGGCAGCAGAAATGACGAGGGATACAAAGAAACGTTCTGTAATGAAATTGGAAGTGCCCGAAGCATCGCCTGAAAACCAGAAAGAAGCCAGCTTAAAATCATGTTTTTAAGGTAGGAAGCCCCTGGAATCTGATAGTTATATATATAAATTGCCATGAAATCAAATCATTCATATTTAAAAGCGTTTAGGTGCCTTTGTTGCACCCAAACGAACGCCTGATATGGATAAAGTTTAATATATTCTATCTGAATGATATCAAGCACGGAGCTGCGTAAGCAGTTCGAGGATATGGAAAGGGAAAGGGGGATCGCAATCGAAGAGATATGCGAAGCTAGTTCGCCTTATGATTGGCGATTGCATATCAAGGGGGATTGCATAATTCCAGAACCTTTCTATAAGCCTAATATGGAGGAGAGTTGAAATGGCTGAAGAAAGAAATATACACATAAAGCTCGGGATGGCCGAAGGCTTTGGATGTGCGCTCGTAGCTTATCTGACCTTCATGGTCGCTATGCTAGGGTTTGAGCAAATCACCGCAGGTCCGGCTATTTTGGCAGTGAGCTACTGGTGTGGAATTGGCTTTTTGATCGTGACCGTGGTCGCATTCATTAATGAGAACTACTTGATGAGCGCTGTATTCGGCACTCTCGGTGTGTTCTCAGTTGCGTTCCCGGAAATTGTAACAGACCCAGTGATGATGAATGGAGGAATGGCCGTACTGTTCGTCGGTGTGATTCTTCTGATCCTGGCCATCGTTTCGATCGTCCAACCAATAAGGTTGGTACCATTATTCCTGCTGATGGCCGCCCTGATGTTCTTCTTCATTGGGCTGTGGTGGGGCGATATTACGAACGACACGTACTTGATGCTCATGGGCGTCTTTGCGTTCATTACGATGTTGTTCGCGCTCTACTTCGTGGCAGCTGTCGGTGTATTGGTCCTGAAGGGAAAGCCAGTCTTGCCCCTGCTCATCAAGGGATGAATAAGGGTTCCGACTACCGAAGAAAAAACCACTTAGGAGGGGAAACCCCCTCCTGGATATTGTTTTTCTATTCTAAGCATTTCTTTCAATACCCCAACTATCAATCCACGAAATGATTTATTATTGCATTCCAGCATTTATCAGTCCGTGGCGGAATATGAGAATAGATGGGTGCTACCGGATTGGTCCAGTGCCCTCCTGTGGACGCGCGCGAGAAACGCCCAAGGAATCAAGGTGGTGCTGGATATCCTTGGCGAGTCTTCTTCAACCCAAAAAGAAACAGAATCATCGAAGAATGCTTACATTGAGTTACTAAAGGCCATCTCCGCTGAGCGTCTTTTTGCGTCTATCTCCATTAAGCCCAGTGCCCTGGGTTATACAGTGGACAAGGCCGTCTGTATTGACAACATCTTGACAATCGCTCGCGAATCAGCTACTAAGAAGATTGGTTTTGAAGTGGACATGGAAGGCAGGTCCTTGGTTGAATTCACGCTTGATGCAGGCAAGGCTTGCACCGAATTAAGATGTCCAGTTACGCTCGCGCTTCAAGCCTATCTCGATCGGAGCCCAAAGGACTTGGAAACTGCAATCGCTTCTGGGATAAGGGTCAGATTAGTTAAGGGCGCATATTCTGGAGATGCATCAGACTTCATGGACATCCAAGGAAGATTCAAGTCGCTTGCCAGGGTCCTTATTGAAAGAGGAATCTCATTCTGTCTGGGCACTCATGATCCAGAGCTTGTTGTGTGGACGACGTTAAAAGCCGCGGAACAGAGTGAGAAAGTGGAGTTCGGAATGCTCAAAGGCCTCTCGGACATGACCAAGCTTGATTTCGTTAAGAATAAGTGGAGGGTGTCCGAGTATGTTCCCTACGGGATGAACAAGGCCGCATATGAGGCGAGGAGACAGGCATATCTGCAAATGCTCGCTTCAATAGG